AAACAAGCTAACACAACATTCTACAACACTTCTGTATTAACAGTTGATGGTACATCAACAAACGTTACAGTTGTTTGGCAAGGTGGCTCGGCTCCAACAACTGGAAACGCTTCATCTAATGATGTATACACTTACACAGCAATTAAAACAGCGGCATCAACTTACACAATATTAGCGTCGCAAACTCAATTTAAATAAGGAGTAGAAAGAATGCCTTTAAACTCAACACGTGGAGGAGCCTCAGCAAAAGCATTTGGTTTTACAGCAGGATCTGCACCAATATCACTAGATTTTTTACTTATAGCGGGTGGAGCAGGTGCATCATCATTTTCTGGATCAGGAGCAGGAGGATATAGAACATCTTTCCCTGGTGGAACAGGACTTTCAAAATTAGAATTTAAAAGAGGAGTTACCTATCCTATACAGGTAGGTGCAGGAGGAGCAGCTGGAACAGGAGTAAGACGAGGTACAAATTCTTTTATTCAAAATGCTGGAACACAAGTTTCAGCTTCAGGTGGAGGACCTGGTGCAGCACAACCAGGAGGAAGTGGTGGTGGAGCTGATGGAAGAGGTGGTACTACACCTGGAGGAGCCGGTAATTCAGGAGGATATAATCCACCAGAAGGAAATCCAGGAGGAATAGCAGTTGAAAATGGAGGCAATGTAGGATCTGGCGGAGGAGGTGCTGGAGGTGCTGGAGCTCAAAATAATGCGGGTGGAGGTGGTGGCCCTGGAACAGCTTCTTTAATAACAGGATCTTCAATTACAAGAGGCGGTGGAGGTGGTGGAGGATCATCACCTGGAACAGGTGCGGGTGCAGGAGGACCTGGCGGAGGAGGAGCTGGAGGAGTCAATTCAGCTTCAGGAGAACCAGGAACAGCGAATACTGGTGGTGGAGCAGGTGCTGGAGGAGATAACAGTTCTGAACCATTTGGTGGAAGTGGTGGATCTGGTTTTGTTGTTTTAAGAGGACCTTCAAGCACTAATTTTACAGTTGCTCCGGGTACTAATACAGTAACTACTGCTCCAAATGGAGATAAAGTAGCAAATTTTACAGTAACTGGAACAGTGAGTATTACATAATATGGCACATTTTGCTGAAATAAATAAGGACAATATAGTATTAAGAGTAGTAACTGCTTGTAATATTGATGTTACAAATAATGGTGGAGATCAGTCAGAACAAGCTGCTGAAAATTTTAAAAATACATTACCTTTATCAGAAGACGGAATAAAATGGGTGCAAACATCTTATAATAATAATTTTAGAAAAAATTTCGCTGGTATTGGAATGAAATATGATTTAGTTAATAACGCTTTTTATGCACCAGAAGGTGAATATCCTTCTTGGGTGTTGAACCAAACAACATTTAGATGGGAAGCTCCAAAAACAAAACCTAACGTAGATCAACGTTTAAATAAAAAAGTAAAATGGATTGAAAATGGTTTGTATTGGGAAGGAACTGATATTGATTTAATAGACGGATATTACAACATATATCAATTTAATTCGGAAACAAGTGTATGGACTTTAATTGCTAAAAAAGATATAGAGGGAAATAGAACAGCAATTTAAATAATTAAAAAGAAAGAAATGAGTTTAAATATACTTGGAATAAACACGTCGCATAATGCATCTATTGCTCATTATAATAATAAAATTATTTCATATTTTGAAGAAGATAGATTTAATAAAATTAAAAATTGGATACCAATTGATTTAAATAATTGTAATTACAAATCTATAAATAATAAAATTAAATTTAAACCAGATATAGTTGTTTACACATCTTATGATAAAAGTGTAAGAAATTATTACGGTAAACTTGATTTAATAACAGATAATTTAATTATAGAAAGAATTCAAAAACAATTAAATAATCCAAAATATTTTTTTAATCCAGACTTTCATCATATATACCATGCTATTTGTGGTTTTTATTTTTCAAAATTTGAAGAAGCTATATGTATAGTTATGGATGGTGGAGGATCTCAGTCTTTATCAGTGGGGTATCAAGAAATGGACAGTATTTATTTAATAAATAAAAACTGTATTGATTTAAAATATCAAAAACAAAGTAATATAAGGTATATGATTGCTCCAAAACATACTTTAAAATGTTCAAATGTAGAAATAAAAAATAAAATAAATAATGTAGATGTTATATTTAATTCAAAATCAAATCCTGCTTATAAATTTACTATATTAAGTGAAAAAATATTTAAAGATTCATGGTCCCCTGGAAAAATTATGGGCCTAGCAGCTTATATAAAAAATACAAAAAAATTAAATAAAGTACATGTTAAACAAGCAAATAAATTACAAGAAGAATCTTTTAATTATACAATTAATTTAATTAAAAAGGCAAAAAAATATTCTAATATAAAAAATATTGTTTTATCAGGGGGCTATTTTTTAAATTGTTTAAATAATTTTAAATATGTTCAAAAATTTAAAGATTTAAATTTTTTTATAGATCCAATTGCTCATGATGGTGGAACTGCTATAGGAGCATGTATATATTATAATGATTATCACAGACATAAATAAAGCAATAGAAACACTTCTTAATCAAGAAGTGTTGGCAATATTTCAAAATAATAGTGAATGGGGACCAAGAGCTCTTGGAAATAGATCCTTGTTATTTGATCCTAGAAATAAAAATGCAAAAAAAATTGTTAATTTAATTAAAGGTAGGGAGTGGTGGAGACCTTTTGGTGCCTCTATTTTATTAGAGGAGGTTCATAATTGGTTTGATATAGGAAATTTAAAAGAATCACCATATATGACATATGCTGTAAAATCTAAAAAAATAACTAAAAAGCTATTACCTTCCATTGTTCATATAGATGATACATGTAGAATTCAAACAGTTAAAAAAGAACAAAATGAAAATTTTTATAATTTAATTAATTTGTTTTTTAAAAAAACAAACATACCTATATTATTAAATACTTCTTTTAATTTAGCAAAAGAACCTTTAGTTGAAACAATAGAAGATGCTATAGATACTTTAAAACGATCAAAATTAAAATGTATCTACACTCCATTGACAATAGGATAGTATAATTATATATATATTTTAGAATGGTGATAAAGAATTTTTTTTGGGTTTTTGAAAAAGCATTAAACGAAAAATTTTGTAACAAAATAATTAATTTTTGTTTAAAAAAACAAAAACAATTAGCTACTACAGGGAAAGAAAAAATTAAATTAGAAAAAAAATCTAAATTATCAAAAAAAGATATAACAGAACTTAAAAAAACAAGAAATTCAAATATCGTTTGGACAAATGAAAAATGGATATATGATGCAATTCATCCTTATATTAATACAGCAAATATAAATGCTGAATGGAATTTTAATTGGGACTGGTCAGAAAATTGTCAATTCACTATTTATAATAAAAATCAACATTATCATTGGCATACAGATTCTTTTATAGATCCTTATAAAAGTGAAGACATTAATTTTAATGGAAAAACAAGGAAATTATCTGTAACATGTTTTTTATCTGATTCAAAAGATTATAAAGGAGGAGAATTAGAATTTGATCTTAGAAATTTAGAAAATGGAAAATCTAATATAATAAAAATTAAATTACAAAAAGGATCTATAATAGTTTTTCCAAGTTTTGTATGGCATAGAGTAAAACCTGTAACAAAGGGGACAAGATATTCATTAGTAATTTGGAGCTTAGGATTTCCTTTTAAATAAAATGAGTTTTAAAACAAAAAATTATCAAATAATAAAACAAATAATTTCTGAAGATTTAACAGACTTTATTTATAAATATTTTTTATTGAAAAGACAGGTTGCAAATACTTTATTTAAAAGTAATTATATTTCTTCTTCTGAAACAATTTTCGGAATATGGAATGATACTCAAGTACCTAACACATATTCTAATTATGCAGATATAGTTATGGAAACATTGTTGTGTAAAATACATCCTATCATGGAAGAAATTACAAGTTTAAAATTAACACCTAACTACTCTTATGCAAGAATTTATAAAGAAGGAGATATATTAAAAAAACACACAGATAGATTTTCTTGTGAAATATCTACAACATTAAACTTAGGTGGAGATCATTGGCCAATATTTTTAAAACATAATAATAAAAAAATTAAAGTAGATCTTAAACCAGGGGATATGTTAATTTATAAAGGAAACATATTAGAACATTGGAGAGAAGAATTTAAAGGTGACCATTGTGCTCAAGTTTTTTTACATTATAATAATGTAAAAACTAAAGGAGCCGCTGAAAATTTATTTGATACAAGGGTTCATTTAGGACTACCTTCTTCTTTTAAAAAAGTTTAATTTTATGATAAAACAAATAAAAAATGTTTTAACAAAAGAACAAGCTATTAAAATTAAAGAAGATTTTACAAGTAATAATTTTCCTTGGTATCTAACAAAAGGAGTAGTATATAAAAAAGATAAAAATTATCAATTTACACACAATTTTTATCAAAATTATTTATCAAAATCTAATTACGTTGATTTAATTAATCCTATACTAAATGTAATAAATCCAAGTGCAATTATAAGAATTAAGGCAAATTTAATTGTTAAAAATAATAAGATAATAGAACATGCTTTACATAAAGATATAGATAATGCAAAAAATTATAAAACAGCTATTTATTATGTAAATACAAATAATGGATATACTAAATTTAAAGACGGTAAAAAAATATATTCCGAAGAAAATAAGTTGATTGTTTTTGATGGTAATAATGAACATTGTGGAACAACATGTTCCGATGAAGATTATAGAATAGTAATAAATTTTAACTATTTTGAATCAATTGTATAAAAAGTAGTGCATTTACTAATAAAACCTATATAAGAAAAGGCTTATGCCTTTACAGAAGATACAATTTAAGCCTGGATTTAATAAACAACAAACTGCAACCGGAGCCGAAGGGCAATGGATTGATGGTGATAATGTTAGATTTAGGTATGGAGAGCCACAAAAGATAGGTGGTTGGCAACAATTAGTTTCAACTACATTAGCAGGTCCTGTTAGAGACCAGCATACATGGACAGCCTTAGATGGTAAAAAATATGCAGCTTTAGGATCATCTAAATTATTAGTTATTTATTATGAAGGCGCATTTTACGATATTACACCACTAGGTACACTACTATCTGGGGCAACTTATACATCTACAACATCTTCTACAACCGTTACAATAAATTTAACAGCACATGGATTAGTTACAGGAGACTATATAATTTTTACAAGTGTTACAACTCCAGGATCTCCATCTACAAGTTTTACATCAGCAAGTTTTACAACAAATACATTTCAAGTAATTTCAACACCAACTGCAAATACTTTTACAATTACAATGGCAAGTGCTGAAACTGGAACGGGTGTGACTGCTGGAGGAACTTTATCAATGACTCCTTATGTTACAATTGGTCCAACATTTCAAACACCTGCTTATGGATGGGGAACTGGATTATTTGGTGGAGTAGTTATTCCAAGTGTAGCAACTACATTAAATGGAGCAATCAATAATTCTGTTACAACTATTACAGTTACTTCAGCTGCAGCATTTCCGGCATCTGGAAGAATAGATATTGATACTGAATTAATTACTTATACAAGTAAAAGTGCAACACAATTTTTAGGATGTACAAGAGGTGCTAATGGTACAACTGCGGCTTCACATTTAACAGCCGCAACTGTGACTAATGCAACATCTTGGCAAGATTGGGGTGAAGAGTCTTCTGTAACTACTGTTAGTTTAGATCCTGGTTCCTGGTCGCTCGATAACTTTGGCCAGATACTTGTTGCTACAGTCAAGAACGGAAAAACTTATACTTGGGATCCATCTGTTGCAGCTAGCCTTACTGTAAGAGCAACTGTTGTAAGTGGAGCACCTACAAAATCTATTATGACGATTGTGTCTGATCGCGATAGGCATTTGTTTGCAATGGGAACTGAATCTACAATTGGAGATACTACAAGCTTTGATCCAATGCTTATAAGATTTTCAAATCAAGAAGATATTAGTACATGGACTCCAAAAGTAACTAATACGGCAGGTACCTTTAGATTAGATACTGGAAATACAATTATAGGAGCTATACAAGGAAAAGATTATCTTTTAGTATTAACGGATCAAGCAGCTTACACTATACAATTTGTAGGTCCACCATTTACATTCTCTATTAGACAGGTTGGTACAAACTGTGGATGTCTTGGCCAACATGCTATGATATTTGCTCAAGGTGCTGTGTTTTGGATGGGCTTTGGAGGAGGTTTCTTTGCATTTGATGGTACGGTAAAACAAATACCTTCTTTAGTTGAAGATTTTGTATTTACAACAGATGGAGATAATTTAGGAATTAATTATGATGCAAATCAAATTTCTTATGCATATCACAATTCATTATATAATGAAGTTGGTTGGAATTATGCAAAATATGGTTCTGCTCAAGTAGATAGAAATGTTGTATATAACTTTGTTGAGAATACTTGGGCCGTTGGATCCTTAGCTAGAACAAGTTATCAAGATTCAATTACTTATGATTTACCTTATGCAACTCAATATAATGCAACAGGTACTCCAACATTTCCAACTATTAATGGTGTAACAAATGCTGTAGGTTCTTCTAAATATTGGTCACATGAAACAGGTGTTAATGAGGTTGATATTAATGGAGTTGAAACTGCGATTGCCGCTTATGTTAGATCGGGTGATTATGATATATCTGAACAAGGTTT